TAGTCGCCAAAGAAAAACAAACTTGAAAATTTTATAGCTTCGCCGTTTTGCATCACGCCAACTGGTGGGGTTATTTTTACGTTGTCGAGTTCTGCGTCCATTATTAACACGCGGTTATCAGACGTGCCGATATACGGCGTACCTTTCCACTCCACGCAACATCGCATAGGGATGTCACGCCACCAACCGAAAGAGTTTTTAGGGATGTCATAGACATACTGCAAAAACTGCCCGTTATTCCTAACCGGCGTACTTAAGACCATAGACGATATAGATGGAAAATAGCTAATGCCCCAACCTAGTTCGCCTGCGTAAAGTTTAATATCTTCACGTAGGTAATACGCAGTTTTAGCGCCAATACCTTCGGTACTTAACGGAGCGCCAATACCTTGCAATAGTTGGGATAGTGGCGTTATGCCTTGCACCGATAAAATATGTAAGTCACCGCCAAATTCGCTTGCGCATCGTACACCGCCAACAATTTGACCGACGTAATATACGCCACGTAGTTGCCATTCATCAGCGCCAATAGCTTCGGGGTCAGCACCTTGGTAAGGTAGTACATCACCGGCTGAACTTACACCGACTAAATAATCGTCAATACCTGAACCGCCGTCGATAGTCCAACTGAACAAACCTTGCAGTATACCCCCGCGTTTAAACTTGTTACCGAACTGGAATAACGTCGCCGCACCTGCAATCGCCCCTACATCTAAGTAGTAAGCATCAGAAGAATTGCGCAAAGCAAACCAAATACGTTGTTTATGAACCACTACAAATACAATGTTTTCAGCGTCTATGCCAGTTATGCCAGTAGTTTGCGCCCAAGTATCAGTATCTCTTGTGTATGTGAATAAGCCGTTTTCGGTGTCTGCGTAGAACAAAAGGTCATCACCTGCATCGGTTACGTAGTGTTGAAACACCCCGACACCTGCTCTGCCTGAAACGTTATTGAACGCAATCTTTGATACCGGAGTGTCAAGCGTTGTTACGTCCCAAATACCTTCGTTAGTCGCGGCAAATAGTCGTTGTTCTGAGGGGTCTACCGTCGACGGGTCATAAGGGATTAAGGTTCTTACGCCTAAACCGTCGGTAGTCTCTAAATCAATTGCCCATTCGCGGTAGCCCTTGCGTACTTTCATGCCGATTTCATCAGACATTAGATTGTACGTGTATACCGCTAAATCAGGGTTAGGGCGTGATAACTGAGCGCGGCCATCCATTCCACCGCTAGGCGCGGGGAAACTAGCCACTTGAGCAGTTGGCGTTATAGCGCGTTTAAACGACTTACGTTGAAGTGCCATAATTCGTATCACTCGTATTGAAAGTATTCAAAAGTCTAGCGCCATGATTGCCACGACCTGCGTTTAATATCGGTGCGCTCTTATCACCCGCCGTTATCTGCTCGTATACTTCCACAAGTTCAAGCTGTGCGGCGTTAGAGTCAAAACCTTTAGCGTTTAAAAACTTTACTTTTAGTGCGCATTCCATTAAGTAACTGTCGAACAAAGGGATGTCGCCGCCGGTTAATATAGCTTTAGCGGGCGTACCTGAGTCACCTGATAAAACTGATAGATTAGATACGTACTCGAATGCTATCTCTAAACCCGCAGGCGTAGGCGAGGGGAATATATTAAACTTACCCTGTGCAAGTCTAAAATTCACGTATATAGTTTCAGAAACTAAATCACGACCTTTAAGGTATTGCCACTGTTGGGCTGATAGTGAAGTTATGGGGTTTCTGTTTGTGCGCTCCCAACCTGTTTGGTCAATCATGCGTACGAAATCAAGAGGTAAGTCAAACTCACCAACACTACCCACGGGTACGCTGATAAGGTGTTCTTTTTGTAGAAACTCCCAATCGTACGAGCGTACAAGCTGTTTTACGACTGAGTTAATAAGGTAGCGCATCTGAACAAAGTTATCATCTGCGCTTGAATAGGGGTCAACGGACGGCGTTAAACCGACCTCAGCCGCTACCGTATTGATAATCTCGTTAACACTGGCTGAGGTCTGTATTGTCATTTTCTATTCCTTGGTAGTTCGTCTTTTGGCACGTGATGTACGGACTTCGGACGTATTGGGTACATCTAGTTCAACCTGTTCGGAATTTCCGCTTGTTGTCTCCATCGCGTTTAAACGTGCTTCCATTTGTTGAAGTGTAGACTCCAACTTGTTTGCACGTTGTTCAGCGACTTCGGCACGTTCTTCCGCTTCGTCTAGTTTTTCTTGCATCGCTAGAGGTACTTTAGTTTCTTTAGCCGCTTCTAGCCATTTTATAGCCTTAGCTTTTAAATCGTACCCGCCCATACGTTGACTTGCGAAATTATCAGCAAGCGCCGCTAATTGCTCTACCGTCTTGACGTTAACAAACGCCAGTTCTTCGGCTTGAGAACGGCTAATCAAAGCCCATTCGATAAGTGGCGTACCTTCTAACGGCACTTCTTGGCGGTTTTTAAACGCTTCATAATGGCGAGGGAAACGACTAATATCAGCAGGTCTAGCAGGGCGACAAACATTTGATGTACGACTACCCGCGACACGAATGTCGACGTACTCTACATCTTTAAATACTGCGCGGTGTTCCTCTGCTGACTTTTCTTTGTCGGGCATTGTTTTGTGAAAAAATTTTACGAGTAACGCCGCATCACCTGCATTGTTACCCGATTCAAATAAAGTGTGATCAAAATCTGCTTGTTGCATTTGTATAACTCCTGTTTAAACGAGGTTACAGTATATGCCACCTATCAGATTTTGACAAACATTACGCTACGGGTATCTCGCCCCATGCCCAATCACCAGAAACTAACGCTTGACCAGTGCGGTTACGCGCACCAGTAGTTGCGTCGATTACTGCATCTATTGCCACTGCTCCACCTGCTTCAACAAACGCAACGGTGTTATTAATATCCGCACCGTTAACCACTTTTAGCGGGAAATCAGTAGTCGCGCCGACGGCTAGACCGTTACCCCCAATGTGTTGCGTAGGATGTGCGGCGGTGTCTTCAACACGTGAAAAGTCGCTTTCTTTAGGGTCTGCGACACCGGTGCAAATACCAATGTTTCCAGAATTAGAGCCTAAGTTCATACCACCTTCAAACTGACCGGCGGGGTAATTATCGTCTAACGCCGCTACCGCAACTGCGTTTAATGTATATGTTGGCAAATTCTTAGCCATGATAAAATCCTCTAATTTAAGTAAAAAAGCCCCGCCGCGAATGCGCAACAGGGCTTATAAGTCGTTTAAACGCTTTTGGGTTTAGCCGTTAGCGTCAAAGCGTCCTTGGAACTGACGACCTGAACACGTCATATTACCCGCCCAACCAATGATTTGCACTTCGGCATCTTGGTTAGTCGCATAACGACGGTTAGGTGACAACGGAACCATATTACGGTTTACGTGTGGACGGTAATGTAAATAATCAGTATTCAAGAAGTAAGCCGTTCCTGCTGGAGCGCCCGAACCATTTGAACCGTTGTATATACCACCATCTAGCACAACATCAGCATCCATGAATTTAACACTCATAAAGCCTGCATCAGCACTTTGAGTGTTAGTGAAACGTTGTTGGGCTTGTAATGAAGCAATGTACGCATTCCATACCTGAGTATCAGCCATGATAAGGTCAGGACGTTCTTGGCCACGTACAAGCTCAGACCACAAGATATTCCAGTAACCTTGAATTTTAGTAGGGTCTAAACCGTTAGCGGCTGTTTGGTCACTTACCGCGTTACGCCAGAATGCAAACGTGTCGCCATCAATCCCGCCGTAAGGTGCGGCAGTTGGGTCAACAGGTAGCGCGGCATCAAGCCCGTCGATTTCTTTACCGCCTGCGCCAGTACCATCAGAGTACAAACCACCGGTGATAAGGTTAGCAAGGGTTTTTTCAGCAACCGATAAACGCGATTCCATCAAGTCAATCATCGCTTCTTTGCCTGAGTTTTGTAACTGCTCAAGACCAGAGATGACAACCGGTACCGCGGCTTGTTTCCAATCAAACTGCGCGGCAGACAATACATCACTTACACCCGTAGGTAGGATGTCGTAACCTGAGTACCAACCCGCATTAGAGTTTTCAGCGAATGAAAGCTCTTGCATAATGTAAGTACCGCCAGAAACGGTTTTAATTTTGCCACTTTTCTTTAAACGGGCTAAAAGCGCGTTGTTATTTGATACGTTGTCGGCAATCTTTTTACTACGGTTTTCAATCGTAGTAGCCATGATGTCCGAGATATTCGGGTTTGCAAAAGCCATGTTAATGCTCCAATAAAGTTAAATTAAGGTTTATGTACCGTTGCTGTTATGTCGCTCTGTTTAAACAGTGGGCGAAAAGCTAGGGTTTAAAAAACCGAAATTGAGACTACTTGGAGTGTCCTTTGCAGGTGGCACTAAATGTCTATTTCAGGTTTTATTTTACCCTAGCCTAATACACTGTTTAAACGGTGTCAAGTCCTACCGGTACTCGACGCGTTCCAGTTTGCTTCTAGCTGTGAACGTAGGTCTAAATTACCGTTGTCACTTGGTACTCCCCCACGATTTCCACGTATCCCTGACGCCGCTAGTTGACGTTGCCCCATTTCTTTAGCCGTACCGCGCCCGCGTATTACTTTCTGAATCTCAGGGTTCAGCATTACTGCTTTTTCATACGCCTGTTCCAAAGTAATCGTCTGCCCACGCTTGGTCGCAAGCTCTACAATATCAGCCATGTCGACACGCACATCGTTAAAAAATTCTTTCTGTGCTACCGCGTTTACACTGCTTGCCGCACGTTGCTTGACTTGGTAATCTTGTTCTTGTCTTGAACGTTGGCGTTCTTGCTCGAACGGGGCAAGCCGTTGGTTTAACATTTCTTCAAACTGGCTAGGCATTTGCCCGTTACTATCGGCTTGGGGTTCTTCACCGGCGAGTATCGAGTCTAAAGCTTCAATATCTATACCGTAATGTTTAATCAAACCGGCAAGGCGTTGCGCTTTTTGTTGTGTGTTACCCATAGACAGCGCGGCGGCGGTTTCTAACAAACCGTTTACCGCTTGTAGGGGGTCTTGTACGCCTTGCGACGCCATCAGCGAACGATACGGCTCAACCGTCTTACCAAACTCCTGATGTAATTTACGAGCATCAGAAGTGTCTTGCAAAAGTTTATTGACTTCCGCTTCGCGCTTGCTAACCTGTTTGCGTACACTATCGGGTAATTTTGCCCAATGCTCCCTTGTTTCTGGCGTCCATCCAACCGGCGGCTTTTCGGTTTTACTGCTTGTGCCTGCTTGTTGTTGGTCGGATGGTTCGCCATCTTTTTCGGCGTTTTCAGCATCGGCAAAATCATCGCCGTCCGTAGCATCATCCGGTGTTGGTTCACCTACGCTTTCGCTATCATCCATTTCAGCATGTGCGCCCTCGTCGGGCGGGTCGATTACCGAAGTATCGACGCTTTCGTTATCATCTGCATCGTCACTGCCTGACATTGCTTGCTCTAAGGCTTGTCTTAGTTCACTCATTTTAAAATACCTGCTTTGTGTAAGTTATGCTCGATTAGCTGTTGCCTTTCTCGCTTGGCTTGTGGGTTATCCCCAATTTGTTCGCGGTACATCTCTTTACCGCGTTTGGCGAAGTGTTCCTCGCTGTAATCCCGTATATCCGTCACACCATGTTTTTTATTGTGCGCTCGAAGCTGTGACCGACACGAAATAATCGAACCGTCTATGGGTGACTTAAACGGCTCTATATTCTTTTGAACGTTTGGCGACGTGGCGTTTAAACGGCTTTGCAATTCGTATTCTTCCCAATTTTTGTCAAACTCTGTTTTTTCCTTCGCACGTTTCGCCGCCAGTTCTTCTTTTGTACCAAAGATACGGTCAAAATTGTTCTCAAAGTTCTTATTTGTTGGTTTACTCTTTATCGTCATTGTCACGTCCTTTTAGTGTGTATTCATCTTCGCGCTGTGCCGCTTCTAGCTCGGCTTTCGCAATTAACTCGTTTAACTTCGCTTCGGTCTTGACTTCCGTTTTCACGATGTCTGCTTCTGCCGCCGCGTTGGTCTGTGCGATGTTGGCTTCGGCGTCGTTAACTTGCTCGTTCATACGCTGAGTGTGTTTACTTTCCGATTCCATTTGTTTTGCCATTGCGCTTGCTTGAATTTCACGCATTTTAAAGATATGCATTTGCTCGGCAGTTTGAATATCCATTTGCATATCTTGTTGGCGTATCTGCATATCAGCCTGCGCTTTAGCTTGTATCTTCTGCATCTCTACTTGAAGTTGTGCTTGCTGTGCTTGCTGTTGCGCCTGCGCCGCCTGTTGTTCTGGTGACGGTTCTTTGTTCGGGTTCTCTTGTTCTTTCTGCGACGCTTCTATGGTGCGGTCAAGTAATGACTCGATTTGCTGTGAACCTTTGAAACCGGCAAGTCCCCACTGCATTAACTGCAACACGAACGGTTCAGCTTCGGGGCGCTGTTGGATCATTGGCGTAACCGCCTGCATAAATTGGCTTAACCCGTTTAAATACTCCATACGCTCTGCACGCATTTCACCGTAGTCAATCATCGCCACTGATTCAGGACGTATAACAATAGACAGGTTTGAACGTTGAGGATTTTTAATAAGTTGTACCGCTTGGGGTACAAGCTGTGCATCAAAACTAGTCATCATGTTAGAGTTTTGCATGATAGTTTCAGGTGAGAAGAAACGCCCTATAATCTCGGCTTTAATCTCCATGATGTCACTGGCAAACTGTGCAAACTGTTGTTGCAAGGCTTGCACACGTACTGAGCCAAACTTCGCTTTTTGCTTCGTCTGCCCTACACCTTCGTATTGATTTTGCAACTCCCCGCGCATGACATCAGCCATACCGGTAATCTGTTGGAGTAAACTAATAGAGTCGTTTCTAAGCATGGTTAAACGGTCTATCGCTTCGGTTATTGCGGATATAGGCATCCAATCAATAGAACCTTTTATACCCCCTTTCTCCGCAAACGCCGCCCATGAATCCACGGGTATTAAGGTGTTATCCGTCCCCTCGTTAAACATACGTTGCACACCGTCAGCATTTTTGTCGTACACACCCACGGCTTTTACCGCTTCGGTAAGGATACTGATACGTGTTTGAAGCAGGTCTATTTCGTTGTACTGGTCTTCGGCTAACTTAAAGTCAGGCGTTGGCATGTACAATTTAGTTGTGGGGTTTGCCAGTAAAAACGGTGGGCATGGGTAGAAACCGCGCAGTTGTAGCGGGTCATCTTTAGTTTCCAATACCTTCTTGGTGTGCTTGCAAAACCAATAAACCTTGCGTTCAGCCATACACCAAATTTCCCACACCTCGGCTTGTTTAATCTCTGAGGAATCTTCGTCGTTCTCTGATGCACCTTCGCTCACGTTCGCAGTACGGACGTTGTACTCTAAGGTTTTAGCAACGTCATCACCGAAGCGTTTTACCGCTTCTTCTTTGGTTAAGTAGTTCCTGAACGCAATCCAAGGTAGCTCGGCAAAGTTACGCGCCCAACCCCACAACACATCACCCCAATAGTAGTAATCAATCGGTACTTTCTCATTGGTCGCGATGTCGTTGCCTAGCTCGTCTTGCGCCGTGTCATACGTGTAGCGCAGTTTCGCTGTGCCAAGACCTGCAAGGAGTCTATCTTGAAGCGCAGAACGCAACACGTTATCAATCTCTTTGCCGTTGACTTGGATGTCTTCGTTGAGCATTCTTTGCATGACTTCTGCGGCGACGCGGCTGATGTCATCGGATGCATCAGCGTAACGGCGGCTAACGTCAATCTTCGGCACTGAGCCGTATAGCATTGACTGTAAAGTCTCTACATTTGAGTAGAACAAGTTTAAACGGCGCTTGTCGTCGCTCTTGGCGTCGTTATCCGATTTAAACCGGTCGACAATCTTGTCGGCTTGCTTATGCCATTTATCAAGGCGCTTTTCAGATGCTTTTATTTCATCGCACCAATACTTGCCATCGCGTTTATACTCGTTCTGGTCGTCTGCGGTGTCTTCGCCTTGGGGTACTTCGTAATTGTCTGCCACGGTTAAATCCTCATTTTCGCCGCCGACCCTATGGTCGAACGTTCGTTGTCTTTAAAAAGTTCGTCTAGTGTATGCCGATGCGGGATTATTTCAACTTGTTGCTGTTGCGCCACCACCGTCGGGCTTTTCGCGTTTGCTACTAAGCACATATATCTGAACGCATCGGCAAAGTCACTCGCCCAATCATGCAAAGGCTTATCAAGAAACACCTTATTCACCTCGTCGTACTTACGACGGTATACGCGTAACGCTTCTATGCCATATTCCACGCGGGGGTGCATATAAATGTTGGGGAACGTTGCGCGTACTGCGTCTATCCCGTGCTGAACCTTTAACGACGGCGTTACGCGGCAAGGTAAGCCGGCTTCTAGTAGTTGTTCGACGGTTGACTTACCGGTTTGCAAGGATTTCGCCCGTGCATCATGCGGTAGCCACACCGTTTCATACTCATACGGCTTCGCTTTCAAGGTATCGACGTAGTGCTGTATGGCTTGCCCGTTATTATAGTGCAAGTCAAACACACAAATCCCATCCGGTCTAGGTTGCCAAAACCAAAACACCGTCGAGTCACTTATACCGATGTCTGCCGCCGTGTAAACAGGGAAGTTAGGGTCATAGTCGTACTTGGCGTCTATCCTGCCCTCACGTTCGGCGTTAGCAATCTGATGCGAATAGTACGTACCAATCAAGGCGGCTGAGAAACTAATCTCGAACTCTTGCTCGTATTGTTCCTCTGACATCTGCTCACGCATCAAGTCTAGTTCAGATTGCGGGAGTAAGCCGGACGTTGATGCTTTTAGTTCCTTGAAATACCA